AGAACCTTAAGATCTTCCATATCGACATACACTTTATCAAAATCTTCGGACTGTAGTTCACCCTTTAAATTATATCCAAGACTTGCAACACTATGTATATCGGCTTCAATTGATTTTAAAGATGCATGTTCAGCATCAATTCGACCATCGATTAATCCACGTTCCCCTATTATTTTATCAGTAAGATATTTTAATTGTGTCACATTGAGTTCTATCTTCTCGGTTAGAATAGATCTTGCATTACTCAGTTCTCTATACTCATCAGTGATATCTCTAAGTTTAGATTTAACCATCATATTCATCGATGAAAATACCTTAATATCAAGCAATTCCTCTACCATTTCCCTACGTGCAGTTGAAGATAATTTCATGAATGGTATATATGAAGTTGATCCAAGAACCACTACCTGTGTGAAAGTTCTAAAATTCATTTTAAGAATATTTCTTTCTAGGTATTCTTGGTAGTCCTTTATTGCAGCTTCCTGATTAATTAATGTATCATTTTTAAATATTTTAAACACGTTAGGTTTAATCCCACGGTCTATTCGATACTGAGTAGAACCAGATTCGAATGATACTGAAATCATTAGATCTCGTTTATTTACTGAATTGATTAATGAATTTTTCTTAATAGGTCTGAATGGTTTACCGAATAACACGAATGTTAATGCATCAATGATGGTAGATTTCCCATGACCATTCTTACCAATAACCATTGTTCGATGAAAATCGTCTAAATTGACGGTTGTTGGTATCTGTCCAGTGGATAATAGATTTGACCACGAAATAGATTTAAATGTTATCATATACTGCCTCATTATAAAGTTCTGTCATTTTTTTCGATAGAATATCGTTATCGATACCACTTTGATTTACCCCTGATATATAATTGGTGATCATAGTTAAAGTATCCTCTTCCCCTGTAACAGAAGAATCTGAGACATTTACATTCGAATCAATTGAGGTTTCGACAATTTTAAAGTCTATCAAATTAATATCATTATACAGTCTATTCAAGAATCTGTCAAATTTATAAAAATCTGTTTTATTGGATACAAACAATTTAACTATTTTATTATCATATTGTTGAATATCAACATCATCATAATTAGTAGTTTCATCATCATAATATATTTTTTCCAAGATGGTGTATGGATTTGGGATGAATTCCATTTCTAGAGTTTCAGTATCGAATATATGAAATCCTTTATTCTCCCCATAATCAGACCAATTGATTTGATATGCAGTACCTAGATAATAGATAGTTCCATTGTCGGATTTCTTGTGAAAGTGACCCGTGTATACAGAATCAAATTTACTGAATAATTCACTAGGCATACCGGACTTAGATTTAAAGTCATTATTCATATAAAACCCTGCAATATCCAAATGACCAAATGCAACAGAAGATTTAGATTGTACAATTGTTTCTATAGATTGTTGTTTATTTTCCGGATTGATCCAAGGTATAAACAACAATTCTGTACCATCGGATAATACAACATCGGAAGCTTCTGCATAAGAAGTTACATTATCACTATTCCTAGTAAGAAGATCGATTGAATTCAGATCATTGGTATTCTTGAAATAAGTAGTATGATTTCCCACAATACAATGGAGTTTAATATTTTTTTCTTCTAGTTTATTGAACCACATACGTTCAGTACGTTGAAGAATATTGAAATTAATATATCTTCTGTGATCAAAGGTATCGCCAAGATCGATGACCTCGGTAATACCATGTGCTTCTAGATAAGGAAAGAACACCTTATCATAGAATTTCTCGAAATACTCAGAGAAATGCAATGAATCATTTCTAGCACCAAAGTGTTGATCTGTCACACATGCAATTTTCATAATATAATCCTAAATTATTTTTCGTTAAAATATACTTCCAAAACACCCTCAAAATATTCTCTAAGTTCTGGTGTATTATCCATATTAGAGCAATCGATTAATGATGTGATATCCATATTTTTTATCATTGATCTTTTTATATCAGTCTGTTTCTTTTCTCTTTGGATTCTTCTCAGGAATGCATAATATATAATTTGTGTGAAGTAAGAAAATGGATTACTTGATTTTTCTGGATTGAAGTTATGTGCATATGCAATACAATTTTCAATACCATCTAATATCATTTCATCTTTATAAGTATAATTTCTAAAATTTGGTTTAGTTGCTAAATTAGTTGCAATTTTAAGAAATGCAATTGCAGCCTTTTCAGATATCCTTGGTTTATCAATTGTTTCTTTATCTTCTATATACTCCAAATATGCATATCTATATGCAGTCATTTCAATTAAGAATTCTGCATTATTAATATAATGTTGTGCATTTTCTTTTTTTTGACCTGTCATGATATTTCTCGCCTTATTATAATTTATGATTAATGATTAATAAAATCTATTATACCATAAAAACAACTACAAATCAATTTTATTAATACCTATATCAAACTCGGAATTCCTGTATATATTAAGTCTTTCATAGAAGTGTACTAATGTATAATTCTTTGATTTTTTAGCCTTTCTAATATCATCTGCAATATCATATACATTACATTTATCTTTGGAGTCATGTGATCTAAGTCCACGACCAATTGATTGTAGTATTCTAACTTGGGATTTTGTTGGATGTGCAAAAATTATATTATGGAGATTTTTAATATTGATACCAGTAGAATAGGTCTGATTAGAAGCAACAATGATAACATCATCATTATTCTCCACATATTCACGAATCTCTTCACGTTCATCAGTTTTAATCATACCTGACACATATCTACATTCTTTATCAGTCATACCCTTTATCTGTTCAAATAATGGAATACCATGTTTTTCCACATACTGGAATAATACGAGTGTGTTACCCTTCAGCATAGTTGCAAGTTGGCATATAAACGCATTACGTGATGGATTTATCGCAAGATAATCACATTCTTCTTGATACGTTTTATACATCTTTGCAGCTTCTTTATCCTTATCAGAATGATTAAGAACGATACAATTAATCTTAAGATCTGCAACAGATCCTTCATCGATCAATTTTCTAGTAGTTGTAACGATATATGGATGACTAAACATTCCGGATAAGGTTAGAACATTGGTTTCCTTTCCATCTAATGTACCGGTAAGACCGAATCTATATTTACAATTCGTCATCTTTTTCATGATACCTTGAAGTGAATTACCCTTTGCAAGATGGGCTTCATCGACTACTGCACAACCAAAATCTTTAAAAAATTCTTTTTGTTTCCTATGAACGGATTGCCATGTTGAGATGATTATAGGTTTACCAGTTAAAGTTTTACCGGAATACAATTTGTCACAATAACTATCCGAATCGAATCCATAATCAATAAAATCTTTAAACAATTGTTCTACCAGTGAAGTAGTTGGTACAAGTATAATGATCTTATTACCTAAAGCCAAATAATACCGTATTAATGCATATACGATAAGACTTTTTCCTGATGCAGTAGGACTAATGAGCAATGATCTATTATGTTTTAAAGAGTAATGTATTGCATCTAATTGATAATCTCTTGCTTCAAATGGAAGTGCAAGTTCCTTTACATATCCGGTAACATCTTCCAGAGTCATATCAGTAGACTCATCAAACATTGTGAATGTATAATTCCTCGATTCTGCAAATCTTGCAATTTCATATTTCAACCCATACATAATAGTATTATTGGATTGAAACAATCTTATTTTACCATCCCATGCTTTTGCTTTAAAGGCAGGCATATATTTTGCGCCAGGGACATCAAAAGTAAAATGATCCACTAGTTCCATAGATATTCCTGCATCTGCATCCACGTGAACCATTACATCATTTTTCTTTGTTATTTTTATATCAACTGCGGTATTAGAAATAGTTCTCATTACTTACTGACCCTCTTGGAATTTCATATATTCAATAATATTTCTAATATGGAAACTACGTGTACCTATTTCCTTTAATAATTTTTCCTGACTCTTACACTCTATTTCTAATGCTAACATTTTACGTTTTAGCAATACCACTTCTTCATCTGCATCAATATACATTGATACATCACCCTTACTAATCTTCTCTGGTGGTCTGGAATCTTTATACTCCTCGGCGGATGATTTGCCTTGATACCATCTCCATTTTTGCAAATATAAGATCTTATATTCGGATTCGATAAATTTATGTTTTGCACTAAGTTCATTGAATACATGTAGGTACTGTCCGTACAAGTAAGGACAATTTGCAGATTCTTCTGCAAGTTTGGTGATGTCAATTGGATCTAATAATAATGTCATAATATATTTATTTCCTGTTTATGGTTCGTATAATGTTTTACTATCTAGTTGTGCAGTATTACCCTCAAAAATCATATCAGAGAATTTGAAATCCACTGTTATTGTTGGTGCAGATTGACCATTATCATTAACTGACAGGTTTAATGATGAACAATTGACAGGGAATGAATTAGTGAATATATATTTCCCAATTGGGTTATAATCAGAGTTATACATAATAACATGAGTATCGTTAATCATATCATTAATATCATATGATGCACCACTCATATCAGTTAATTTTTTAAGATAGTCAACTATCTCTCTATAAGTTTTTAATTGTTCATCAACTAAAATCTCGACAGACAGATCGGAATAAATTAAATTACTCCCAGGCCAATGTCTGGTAGGAATGTATGCGGGTTGTTCGGCAGATTCACAATCCAATGATGGAAATGTTATATCAGTGATTGCAAACTCCATATTCTCAAACGATTTATTAACTAGTTTGAAGTGTGATGCATTATAAAAATTCATTTACTATCCTTTACAATTTAACTGTTGGTATTATACTACACTATTTATGTATTGTCAACCTAAAGTTAATATTTGACAATATTATAAATATTTGGTATAATATACATTCTAGACCAAAATAGTAAACCATAACCGTCTGAGTCATAAGCTATCGGGTTATAAAGGCTACCATTAGATCCAATGATTTAATGCAACCATCCATTGATGTCCGGTCAGACAAAATATGGTAAAGTAATTCGACTCAGGACTAATTATATCAAGGTATAATATTTGTCCATTAAGGAATCGTGAATTGACACGATATGGGTAGTAGGATTAGAGTTTTTTTTAACTTGCGTAACCTACCCTTTAATTGTGCTATGACAAAGATTTAAATCTAATAATTGTTAAATGATTTAATCAATAAAGTATTGACCGAATGAACGAAGTGAATGAGGGAAAGCAATTCGTAAGAATTGCATAATAGATACCAATAGGTTAATCCTATATTATATTAACATCTTTATACCAATGATGCATAATAGATACCAATAGATTAATCCTACTTAAATGGGATTTAACACTTGCATAATAGATACCAATAGATTAATCCTACTTAAATGGGATTTAACACTTTTACATTAATGGGATATTCAGCATAAAATTTATCATTGATCTATATTATGCAATTCTTCGAATTGCTTTCCTCATTCACTACGTTCATTCGTCAAACATCAATTAATTTTTATTTTACCATTTATCAAAATAACTATTGTATTAAATATTAACTAGTGTATAATATATCTTGTGGGTTGGGAATGTTCCTGATCGATCAAAGAGACTATATTATGTTGATTTTTATGTGTTTGATGATTGCAATATTGATACTTATAATATTTTGTGTTGCCTTAAGAAGTGTATTAAAGACTCCTGATTGGAAGGTTGAATATGAAATGATACTTAATCGGAACGCATAAAAAAAGGGAACCATTTCTGATTCCCTTTCCCATTTTGGCCCTAAGGTAGAACTAAATGTTTTTTAACTACTAGATCGCAGTTACTTTACTACGTCTATAGTAAACGTTGTTTCCAGCACCCGCAGTAACAAACGGATTGTTTGCAATACCATAACGAGTTTTGAATGCAATTTTAGGTTGGAAGTTGTTTTCACCAACAGCTTTAACCATTTGCAATGGAACGTAAGGACAGTAGAAGATACCAGCATCATATGCAGAAGTACCTTTGTATCCAACTACGAAGTAATCAGAACCAGTTGCATATGGATCGATGTATACTTTGATGTTACCGATAGTACCAGCAAAAGTATCACCAGATGCATCAACACCAGCACCACGATAATCCAAAGAACCAACCATTGCAAGAGCAGATGCAACATTAGAAGAACAAATAACGATGTTACCTTTTCCTCTACGTGTATCGATTGCAATTTTATTGGCTTCTTTCTCAATCCAAAAAGATAAACCTTTGAATTTTTCTTGACTCCAACGACCATCTAAATCAGCTGCAGCAATAGTTCCAGCAGTACCGGCATCTTGAGCACCAGCAGTTGCATTAACATATACAGTACGAACCATTTCACGGTTGATTTCTGCAAGGATCTCAGTAGATAAGATGTTTGCAAGTTCAGACTCAGCATCTAAACCATGAACAGCTTTAAGATCTTGAGCAAGTTCCATTGTGTATTCTGCTTTTAATGCACGTGTTTGTGCAGTAACAGTAGTTTTCTCAATAGAGAATGCCATTTCAGGGAATGCATTATTTGCAGCATCACCAAGAGCTTCACCAGTTGCAGTTGACATACCAGAACCACCAGTATATGCGCCTGGAGTTGAATCGTTTAGTACACTTGGGTTAGTACCAGCTTGAGCACCAGCACCAGAGAAACCAGAATCAGCTTCACCAAATCCAGCTTCAGTACCACCTTGAGTGGCATATTTTGATTTCATTGCAAAGATCAACCCAGTTGGGCCGGTCATTGGTTGAACACCAGCAATATCATATGCAATCAAAGAAGGCATAGATCTACGAACTAAAGAAATAAGGACAGGATCCCAATTTGCAATAGATGCGCCAGTTGCATTTGCAGGAGCAGCTTCATATAAACCTGCTTCTTTTTGTGCTTTTTCTTGGTTTTCCAAGATAACAGTTGTTACCGCTCTACGGTATGAATCTTTAATTTCTGGTAAGTCAGCGTGTTCTAGAACCGGCTGCCATTTTTCATTCAATTGTTCTGCATTGAACATATTTGTTTCTCCTAATATTTAAATTTAAACTTTATATTTCGTAATTGCAGATAAATAGTCTGCCATTCTACCACTTTCGTCAGCACTAGAACCAGAAACAGCAACATCTGCCGATTCTTCTGAGACTACCACACTAGATGGGAAATACTTATCCTTGATTATTGTTAATTTTTCCTCATATAGTTCACTTGATTCAAAATCTACACTCTCAGCTAGTTCTCCAAACTTCTCTTTTTCAGTAACCGATAAGTCACCAGATAGATTTGAAAGAATTTCCTTTTTCAATTGCTCATTAATCTGACTGAATAAATCAACCTGTTTTAACTCAGACTCATTCAATTTGGAAGTCAAATCTTGAATCTCGTCAAATTGAGATTCGACAATTGATACTTTTTCTTCTGGAAGATCTACGTGATTTTCGATCATCAAGTCTCTCATACCTAATAGGAATGACTCGGTAATCTCAGAACGTAAACCACTTTCTAATGCAATTGCATTATCCAGTTTCCATTCGTTTACGGCATAATCCATAAAAGATGTAACTTTTTCAGAAAGGTTGAAAACCTCTTCATCAATTGCTTCTGCAACAGTTTCTTCCATGATACCATGCATACGATCAATTTCTTCGATTGATTTTGCATGAACCGCTGCCTCAAAAATAACTTTGGCTTTGTCTTTAAACTCTTCCGAAAGATCTTCCCCAGACATTAAAACATCAACATCTGATGTCATATCGATATCCTCTTTTCTAAATTTTGCCGATTTTTTTGCAATTTTCGAACGTTTTTTATCAGGTTTATAAGAACTCTTAGAAACCTTTTTCTTAAACGATTTTGCAGCTTTCTTACCTGCTGCAGATTTACGATACTTCTTCTGATCTAATTTATCAGCTGAGCTCATCTTATCTTCGTCAACCTCTTCTTCTTCTTCTTCCTCTTCCTCTGCATCGACTTCAATTTCTTCATCTTTTTTGATGATGATTTCTTTTTCGTCAATTGTTTCTTCTTCCACAACTTCTTCAGTTGTTTCTTCTTCCACTACAGATTCTTCGAAGATTTCAGATTCAGTAACAGTTTCCGCTACGATATCTTCCGATACCATATCTTCTACTTTATTTTCATCCATTTATGTATCCCCTACATATCTACTGTTAATCACTATTTTCGTCTTATAACTTATTTATAAAACTTTGAAATAGAACTAGTTTCATTTCTTCCAATTTACTAGAAGATGTTTTTTTGATTGTTTCTTTAAGAGTCTCAGACATTAAAATAAAATTCTGATCCCCATCCAAAACCCATTCTGCATTTTCCATAATTCCTTCAACAAATGCAGATGGTGCAGATGGATCTGCGACGATATCCACAGTACATAATCTAAAATCTTCCCCCACAACACTTGCACCATTTTTCTTTGTTAGACTTCCCAAGCCTCTAGATGAGACTCCCAATCTAACACCACCATCCAATAAACCAGATACAATATTTCCCATAGGGGTATCTAATATCTTGGCCTTTCCTATATAATCATTACCAGATTCTTTTAAAGAAGTAATCAAATGACTTGCACGTTCTGGGTTGATAACAGGATTTGCAGGATGATTTAACTCACCGATTGCTCTTGACTGTGCAACTTCTTCACGTACATATCGTGCAACTTCTTTTCCTAAAATTTCCTTGGGGTAAACCCTACCGTTACGATTTTTAACGGTAGACTGCATGAATATCCCTTCGATGAATCGTTGTCCGGTCTTAGCCTCAGTGACTAATTCAACAGATTCTTCTAATAATTCAGTTATTAATTTCATGGTTCATCTTCTCTTTTCGGTATATGAATTTTACTTCCAACCTCTTGTTTGAGATTGTCAATTGAATCTTTAGCCAATTCTGCCATTGCATTATTGAAACTAATTTTAGCTGAAACCAAATCATCATTACGGATATCATCTACTAAGTTACTCATCACCATCTACTCCCTTGGTCTTCATCCTCGTCAGGATATTTTTTTGCTTCTGCACGTGCAATTTCTTTTTCTTTTTCAATCTGCACTTTCAGTTCTTTGATATCTTCTTCATTCTGTTTTAGTACATTACGTTGTACCCATTCAACAGAAAAGTATTTTCCCGTATAATCACGGATATCTGATAATGTTGATAATCTTGTTCTTAATACTTCAGAATCTTTTAATTCTGTGTAATGGTTATTATCTGAAAATTCGTAGGTGATAAACTCTTTTAACTTATCCCATTCGCCAACAGAGATTATACCTTTCAACATTAATTGAGTCTTTAAGATATCATCAAATATATTTGAGAATTTACGTCTTAATTTACTTATAGTTCTTGAGAATCTCAGTTCATCCCGTGTCACTTCCTGTGAAGATCCAAATGAAACCGTTGATTCTGGATCCAATCGTGAAATTGGAACATTAAGACTTTTATATAATTTCTTTTGAAAGTATTGAATATCTTCAATTGAATCGAGATTACTCCCACCAGGCAGCGTAGTAATTTCAGTTCCCTTACCACCCTCTCTTCTCGGTAACCAAAAATCCTCGAGCATACTCATCTTATCAGATTCGTTTGATAATTCCCCAGTACTTGCATCGTAAACCATCTTATTACGATATTTATCCATTTGGGATTTTAAGTATTGTTCTGCCTTTTGGCCTGGCATATTACCAACATCAATATAAAATATTCTACGTTCTGGTGCCCTTGTCAATCTATATATAACCTGTGCATTTTCAGTCATTCTTAACTGATTTGCTGGTCGGATTGCTTTATGTAGATATGATAATACAGTAGAACTAGTTCTATCGATTAATCCGGATGTAACCTGTGTAATTGCATCAGGTGAAATCTTAATAACATCCATCGATGTTTCTGCTTTGTATGTATAATACTCTTCAATACCAGTGACAACTTCAACACCTGTATCATCTTTAGTCTTGATGATCTCCCTGATTTTCTTAATTTCAGTAGGATTGATAGGTCTAAGTTCTAATATACCCTTTTTAGATTTATTAATGTCAATGATTTTATGATAAAATATACGACCATCGATGTACCAATTCCGGAAAATCTCATGTCCTTGTGCATTGAAATTCAATAGTCTCAATACATTATCGAATTCTGTGCGAATTAATTCTTTTACATCATCAGAATAATCATCAGATGAAACGTTAATCTCAACAGCTTGTCCTGTGATATCGTCCGATACAATACTTTCATTTACAATATCTTCAATTGCATGATCTACTTCTGGTAGTAATGCAACTTGTCTATATTGGTGTATCCATCCATTTTCACTCTGACCTGTTTTTGACTCTGAGTAATTATCGGCACCAAAAAAACCTGAAGCCAATGAACTAGTGATATCATTAGAACCAGAATCATCCTGTGGTACTACAAAACTAGTTTGTTTATCGGATGATTTCTTTTTGAAAGAAAATCCGAATATTCGTTGTCTATCGTCTGCCATAGTTATTATTTATATAAATTAGTTATTAACATTATTTAGTTATTTTTGGTTGGAAGACCAATAATCTCCCGCCTCATAAAATCCTTCACTTTCATCTTCATTTCCATTATCAAATCCAAATGCTACTATATTATTATCAATGGAAGATATGTCATCCTTGTACATGTCCCTGTAATCGGTATTACCAACATATTCGTAATTTTCTCTAGTGGTAAACCATGCTAACATGACCAATGTCATGACGGTATCGTCATGTGTTCCCGTTTCACCTTGATAGCTATTACCTTTCTGTACAAAGTTTGATAATTCTTGTAGACAAATTCTATCAGAAATTATCAATTTACCGGATTCTATCAGATCTTTCAGGACTGTACATCCTGTACGTTTGGTAGTTTTAGTTGTTCGAACCCCAAGCACGTATTTATGTCCTGTGTCAGACTCGTTTATTAGATTCTCATATTCATGTGTATAATTCAATTCAGAAACAACCTGACTACCTACATCATTTGATTCTACTAATATATAAGCTTCATTGTATTGGTTCCCAAGATTTACTAGTAATTTTGCATAAACCATTGGTGGTACTTGATTTGATCTGAACAATGCAACCTGTTGTATAGGATATTGGGACACATCAAACACATTTGCAACAGAATAATCAAGACCCTTACCATGACTAGTATCTGCAGTTATTATATATTTCCTACCCTTTTCTGGGAGAATATAATAATTCACAGATTCCACTGATTTAACTGGTTCATTTGGAACAATATCTCTAAGAGTTGCAGAGGATATTAATGAATTAGTTGCACCCATTGCAACATTTTCATGTTCTTGTAGGAAATCCTCAAGAGAGGTATTTGCAATTGTTTGTGCTTTCCACTCTTCATCACGGCCTGGTACATCAGACCATTTAACCTCGAATGGAACATATTCATTAAGACCTTTTTCTGCACGTGTTCTTATTGCATTAAAATGGTTTAATTTATTGACGGTAGAAACTAGAATGACTTTAGTTTCTTTACCCGATGCAATTGTTGGGTATGTGGATTTATAAAATTCATCCCAGTTTTCGACAAATGCTGCTTCATCGATGATCAATAATGAACAAGATTGACCACGAATGGAACTTGAACTAGTTGCACGTGCCATTACACGACATCCATTTTCGAATTCGATAGTTCTTTTATTCCACTCAACAACATTCGGTTTCATCCAATTAGGAATCAATTCGAATGCAAGTTGTATCCTACTCAATATTTCCTGTGAAGTATCACCCTTATTGGCAAGTATTGCAATCGTCTTATCTTTATTGAACAAAAGATAATGCAATACAAATACAGTAGTTGTAGTAGTCTTACCAGATTGTCTAGACTGTGTGACAATATTGAAACGTTCTTTTAGGAATTGTGCAAGTAAAGCTTTCTGATAATCATAGAGAGGAATCTTCATCTTACCATGATCTACGTGGACAATGGTGAAGAAAGTTTCTGCAAAATAATTAATATCCTCTGCACACTTCATGAACTCCATCACCTGTTCTTTGGTATACTGGTGTTTGAAGTTCTTTCTTGTAAGATTTGTATTATTAAGATAATGATCAGCCATTAAGCATTCCCTCGACTATCATCTCAATTGCACGTGGATTGTCAGATTCTATTGTTTCTGATCTGCATGTATACCATCTTTTTAACTCGGATAATATTTCCTTTTCTATCCTTAACACTTCGGATCTAGGAAGATCTAATTCATACGTTCTATAGTATTCTAATTGTGTATCAGAAGTCCTATATGCACGTAATCTTTGTTCTAAATTTTTTGTTATTCCTACTTTAATTAAAGAGTCTTTGATCTTGATAATATAATAATATTGCACAGAATTCTCACTTTTTTAACATATCCAATAAATCAGTTGCAGAACCTACAAATAATGAATTGTTGGTAACGTTGGGTTCGTTATTAACATTGGTATTCAATTTTTTCTGTTTCTCATGAAGAACTGTAATCTTTTCAGCAGTATCCCCTATAGTTTTGATTAACTGACCTAATACCTCATATGATCTTGGATGTTCCGTTTCTTTAGATAGATTAACTAAATTGCCTAACGCAACATTTCCATTCTCAACAAGATTATATAGGTTAGTTCGTGCATACTCATAATCAGTCTTGATATCTTCATCTTCACCAAGAGATTTGGGTATTTCTTTACGCTCATAAACCTCTACATTGATCGGTTCTATCTCGAATGCATCATCTATTGAACTCATTATACATCTTCCCATCCATTCTCAGACCAAGATTCACTGAATCCGAAATCATCCCCTGAAAGTGGTTCAACAGAAGAATCTTCTTGTGCAGTATATACCTTTGTTCTACTTGGTGCATTAACTGGTACATCACTATATATAGAAGTGTCAACTTTCTTAATCTGTCCTTGTCTTACTACTGGCCCGTAAAGATTGACTGATACTGAAAATTGTAGAGAATAAATTATTGCCCGTCTTGTCTCATAATCCCCTTCATATTCATCTGCATAATCAACAGATGTTAGAGTCATGTTGATATCCTGTATACGTTTCATCTCCGAATCATCTTTGATGGATACGGAATGACTCGGAGAAAAAATTGGTAAAATCTCTTCTAGTAACTGTACACCATCATCAGAATTTTTTACCATTATATAGAAATTGAAGTCAATATCATATGGTACCGGTGAGTATTGTCTGTCAATTGCATTCTTACCATCAATTTTCTTTTTAATGGTATTAATTTTGTTGGTTTTTCTTTCTTGATTGTAGGTAAATCCTGCCATTTCGAACCCGAATCTAGGCAATGTAATTGCAACAGATTTATTAATATTTGGATCTTCCTTTAATCGAGCAAGGAATTTTTCCTTTGGCCCATAAGATAGTGGTACATGTAATTTTTGTTTTACTGCACCGGTCTTATCTCTTCTAACAAGATATACATCATTAAACATTGAACCAAATGCAATAACGGTTTTTCTAATAATCTCATGGTAATACGGATCGTGTCCTAACATAACAACTTAATCTCCAAATGGGTTTTTATTCGTAAAATCTAATACATCATCAGACTTGGTTTCAAGCCATGTATTAATACTTAATGGTTCAACTGTTTCAATACGTCTATCTATTGTAGAGTCAGTTTCAAATGACAATTGAAACCCATCTTCTAATAATAATTCATCGATAGAATCTTCTAATTCAAGAGTGTCTATCAACATTAAATCAACGGAATGTCTAGTTTCGATGATATCGATATCTTCTATGCCAGTATCAAGTGTCTCTGATGAGTATTCGAATACTTTACATGTTAATGTATATGCAGGAACTTGTGTTCCAGCTAGACCGAGTCTTTGAAAATTTTCATCTTCGCAGAACGTAATCTCGTATAATTTATTAAGTTGTTTGAAGAATATCAGATCTCCCTCATTAGGTCTTGTGTTTGAAATGAGATTTCTATTTGATGATATCAAATCTTCCCATCTACTTGCAGAAACTTGAAATTTTGCTTCATCTCTGATCTCAAGACCAAATTTACTTAATGCTTCACCCTCACTCATATCAAATGACTCATTTTCGAAGTACATTTCTATGACATAAGAATCGGAGAATGAGGATAAAATATCCTCCCCGAATAATTGATCTTCCTTGACTAATTCACGTGGAAGATAGACCACATCATGACCGAAAGCCTTGATCTGTTCTATAATAATATCCTCTACGAATCTGGATTCTGCTACAGTTTGTTGGTTGAAAAAAACGGATGTGGCCATAGTTTAACCTATCAAGAAATCAAGTGGTGCTTGATATGTAGATTTTATTTTTTCTTCTAAATCGATAATTGCTTCTGATGATTGAGAATATATAGTATCTGCATCAATCTCCACACCACCAATCATTGCAATCCCTTTGAATTTCTGCAGATTTTGTCCCCATTGTTTCTTAATCAATTCGGTTGCATACTGTTTAAGGAATATATCGTTGTACAGTCTAATAGAAATTGTTGGATCTGATTTTCTATAACATTCGATCACAATAGTATCACCTACCACCCATGCTTTAGACCATTGATGGTCAATAAACAATCTACTCGAATTCTCGTTGAATCTAATTGATGGTTTCGTGTTGAATAAATGATCTAACATATCGATATGAGTTTTCATCATATCAAATGAAACCAGATCTGAAGAACTATTTAGATCTAGTAAACCAGTTCCATTCAATTGTGCAGTCTCGAACCAATTACCACCGAGTTGTGATGATGGATGCCATACACCGAGTATGGCTTGAACTGAATCTGGTAATACTATATAGCTATTATTCTCTGTCCATACAGAAGTAACAGATCCAGAGGTTCCAGATGATGTTGTATCTGTATCAGATCGATTGATATCATCCTGTGTTAAAACATGAGATAGGTATACTCTTTCTGTCCCATCCACGTGGAATTGTGAGAAAAATTCTAATGCATCATCGATCCTATCAGAAATCTGATCTTCATCCACATTAATGTCAACTACGGGTTGTCCTAATTTTCTCAGACAGTATTCCGTCAACCCTGCTTTTGTTGTTATAGCCATATCTTATCAGACCTTAAGTATCTTATTATATTATATTTATATAGATAGTACTTGTGTACTCAAATTTGAAATTCCCTC